AACGTGTGGAACTATTGGATAACATTCATCACGAGGAAATGGCCCAACAGTCATGATTATGAACATGCCGCCAAAGCCTTCTTCCTTGAGCCTCTTCTTCCAGTAAGCAAACCGCTGTGAATAGTTTGTGATTTGAGATATTCTGTAGATAACGAAAACTGGTTGGTCATCAACCTTGATATAATTAGGATGACGAAAAAATGGCAACAAATACTGCAAGTGTTGCTCCCATTCTTCTTCCTGACCATACATTTGAGGCTGAGTGATCTCTCCATTTCCACCGTTCATCCGTCTGGTCCAGGCTTCATTTGCCCAACTTAAACAAAAAGGCAAATCTGGTTGACCGTCTGCAATAGTCATTTCCAGAGTCTTTTGCATCAGCAACTTGCCATGAAACCAATAATGGTAATAGCAAAAGCCATAAACTCCATACTCTTTTGCGATCTCTGCTTGCTTTTGCCGCACGCTCCGATCTTCAAGACAATAATACCCTATGTCAGAATGAGGATATTTGAGGACGTGGCCAGGGGCTAACACTTTGGCCTTTTCAAGACAAGTCCATTCTGTGAATCCCTTGCCCCACCAAAAATTGTTTTCCTCGAACTCATGAAATTGAGGCAGATACATGCAAATGGGCTTAATCATACTATGATTTAGTTATGTTTCAGAGAAAAGTAAAAATTCATTGCCCCGCTGATTGGAGCCATCACAGACACGGATGGAACTACGTTGTGAACTCATTAAAAGAAAACCTACACAATGATCTCGGTGTGGACTTCTTTACAAATGGCCTATATGCCAAAATGATCTCATCAAATGAATTTTACGAGAAGCCCTGGATAGGCATATTGCATCTTACTCCAAGTGATCCAGGAATGGGACACAACCTTGAAAACAACAAGGCATGGCATCGCAGTTTAGAACAATGTCATGGCTTGTATACCCTATCCAATCACGGTCGTAAATTCTTGGAAAAATACGTCAACTGCAAAGTCGAAAGATTGTACTACCCTGGAACTCCGGGTGGACCTCAATTCGACCCAATGCGTTACGAAGCCAATATGAATAAGAAAGTGTACTTTGTCGGACACTGGCTGAGAAGGTTCGAGCCTTTTTTTGAACTAAAAACAAATCATAAAAAAATAGCTGTTCGCTGTTCCGATACGCATATTCCGTCCAGCATTGACACAATTCAATATCTTCCACCTACCGATTACGACAAGATATTCACAGACAATATTTTGTTTCTCTCTTTGCTTGATTCTTCGACAAACACAACAGTTCTTGAGTGCATCAAAAGCAGCACTCCGATTATTGTCAACAGGCTTCCAGCATTAGAAGAATATCTTGGCCGAGACTATCCTCTGTTTTACCAGGATTTACAAGAGGCTGAAAATGTTATTGATGACCACCACAGAATTATCTCAGGACATGAATATCTACTTAGGATGGACAAGTCCCATCTAAACATAGATCGGTTCTTGAAAGACATTGCCGAATCTTCAATATATAGATCGCTAAAAATAACCAAGTTTTTATAGGATGCTGATGTTTTCAAAAATAGCTGTTGGACTACTCTGCTCCGCATGTCTGCTGGTCGCAGGTGCCGCACCCATACCAAAAGGAATCAAAATGATCGAGAAAAATCAAGATAAAGAAACGACAACGAGTTTGATCGTTTACGCAAGTGACAACACAGTTGAGCAAAACACAATGCCATCTCCAGACTTTGCTGACGCTAACTTATTGGACGTTCTGCGTGGCAAGGAATCTTTTGGATTCGAGGCTTTTGCAATTGTTACAACGGGAGACAAAACATCATTCGTCTACATTGAAAACAATTGCACTGTCTGGGCAACGCCCTTGGAGTTCTTCAAGAACAAAGTAAAAATCAGCGAGCGATAATCCATACAAGGCACATTGGGATATTGGCAAGCGTCAAATCGCTTGCCAATTATAAAATGAACGGCTTCAACAGCAATCTCCAGTTCTTTCTTAGATTCCTGTTCGCTCCCTGAAAATGAACTCCGCATAATGAAATGTTTAGCGGGAAATCATATTCTGGAAAGTAATTAAGTATTGTCTCTGGTTCAATGATGATGTGCTGGTTCTGAAACAGCGAATAGGCAATCACCCCTTGGTCATCACACCACTCAATCCATGCTCGATCCACATCATTCTCACAGGCTTTCTTTATTTTACTGGCTAGATCGAAATGAGGAGGCATACCATAAAGTCCACTGTTTATTGCGTGCGGCTGAGGAACCAAGTGATCGTACCTGCCATACTTTCTAGCTCGACCTCTGAGCATCAGAGTGAAATCTGAATTCAAAAAATCATCAATTTCTTTGAACCTTCTGAATATGATGAGATCGTTGTCAATCACAATTTCGTGAGATTCTGGCCTCATTCGGGCCGGGTACATCTTCCACATTTCTCTCTGAGGAAGATATTCCATGTCTTCTGTGTGATGTTGTTGAAGCAGATCGGCATCTAAATTGCAGAGCTTGTTCTTTTCTATATTGTTAAAGCAAACAACCCGATCTATATCGGGATAGCATTTTTTGAAAAGACGTATCGAATATTGAAGTATATCAAGCCCATCTTGGGAAACATCTCCAACCGTCCATCTGATTAAATTCTTCATTTCATGAGTTCCGTTAGGCTCTCTATGTAATCGTCACACTTCAAAAATGAAGAAGCGTCTTCTCTCGTTATGCGTGTTTCAATAATTCGATCTGTTAATGATTCAATATTGCCCAACCAAGATATTTGAACCAGATGCGATACAATCGACTCCCTGTCGCTGCTGGTTAAAACATTGTAGTCAAGCACAGGTATCTGATGAATGCGAGCCTCTTTCAGCACTTTGTAGTAAGAAATAAGGTGTGCCGAAACTTGCTGCTTTTCGAGCGTGTCGGCATTGCTTTGAGCGTATTCCACGAATGGAATGATTTCTGGATCGAGCGAATTCTTATTGCTTATTAGGGAGAAATAAATGGCGTCATACCATGTTTTGCACGCCGTTCTCCTGTAGGCATTCTTCGAGAGACATGGCATACAGTATTTCAACTCCCGATAAAGTACAAAACACCTAAACACCTTGCAGTGGTTCGGCATGTGGAACGCCGAATAATTCTCCTTGGTGAAGTTAAACTCGCTAAGTCTCCAGGTTTCATTCAATAAAAAATTATACTCTTCCCACGGCCTTATCTTAGCTATGTTCAAAGATTTAGAACTCAACTCACAACCGAACATGGTTGCCACTTTCATGGGGCAAAGATAGTTCGATATTGGATTGAAGTATTCTCTGTAATATTTCAATTCTTGATTGTTTGCAGAGATGTTATCTGCAAGCCAATCTGTTCCTGAGTTGGGCAAGCCAATCAGCATGGTTGGCTTTCTTGTATTAGGCAAGCTAACCATGCTGATTGGCTTTGGTTTATTTTCAATCATGTCCATACTTAGTAGCCACTTTTCATTACGTTTAGCAATTCTACATTGCAGCCACTCGTTACGTCCTTGGGCGCAATCCATACAGAATGCGGTGGCCTTGCGGCACAATTTGGTTTCCTCGATCATCTCTATTTTTCGATCCATCATAATCCCGGACCAGCCGATCCGTTCGAGCATGTAAGTGTTATTCGTCTTTTGAGGTGGGCCGGACCCAATGTCCAGGAAGAATCCGGGCGTGCGGACCAATCGTCGTACCATACGGTCTTGTCCTTCTTTGGAGTACGATATTAGTTCGTGCTGGATTTTTAGCATTTTGTATTACTTGTGGTCGTATGTAAATTGACTAGATGAAAAGGCGAGCGACCCTTTTTTTTGCAATTCCTGTAGTATCTCCGATGGCTCCGATGGGGGTGTGGGCGAAAACTTCGATGGGAATCAAATTGGCTTCTTCAAGCAAGGCTTTCATTCCATCTGGCCAGATTCGCCAGCAGTCAACGGGGAATTCATGGAATTCAATCGTGTTTGGCGAACAAAGATAGATTATCCCGGTTTGTTTGCATATTCTGGCAACTTCTTTGATCCATCTCCAGGGGTGGCAGACATGCTCGATGACCTGGGTGGCGACTACGACATCGTAGCTTTCGCTTTCGATTTCAGGCCAACTGTATTGTCCTGATAATACAATGTCCACGTTTTTTCCGGGGGCGAGGTCATAACCAGTGTATTTCCAATTGGGTTTGTCGAATAGTGGTCTTAAAGTACCATTTATGTCGCAACTGCCGATGTCGGCAATCGTCAGTGATTGGTCGAGTTTTAGATATTTTTCGACAAACTTCTGAGCATCTTCGTAAGCTGTTTTGTGCAAGTTTTCACCTTATAGCAATATGCGTCTGTTAGACTTAGGCAACTCAAACCATTTCACACCACGGGCTTCTGTCCATTGGCGAAATATAGCCGGGTCGTGAGTGTGTTCATATAACGTAGGACCGTCACCACGACTTTCTGGGTAAGGTATGGTTCGTCCTTCAGGATAAAGGAGTAAATTCTCAGGAGTTGCCCCAACCTTCCAACGCAGGCCCATTTCTTTAATTCGAGAAAGCATTTCTATTTCTATTTCCTTTACATAGAACGGCATCACGAATAGTTCTTTGTTTATGTTTGCAAATCTGTCGGGCCGACAGCCGAAGACCTGGGTGTTAAGTGAGTAAGGTCGTTTCTCGATGCCTTTCATGATCCAGTGAGAGCCGACATAATCAGCGTCGGCTAATTGTCTGACGAAATAATCAACGAAATCAGGGGCCATCATCACGTCTTCGGCCATGTGGATCATATATTCGATTCCCGCCACGGATGAATATTCGGTTGCCATTCGGATTGCCGTTGCCGCCCCATCTTGATGTCCTAGATTGCTGTTTTTCGACAGGACTGCTGTAGACCTTTTATAAACTTCCAGAGCATATTTTCGCTCTGGTAGGGACATACTCCAGGGGTCTAACCCAATTGCGGAAACTATCACCTTATGTTTTCCATTCGGGTTGGCACAGTCGATGGCTGCGATCAACATTTGCAAGTGCTGGATGGGGTCAAGCATGACGCCTTTTGACTTACAGTGATGTCCGTTGTAGGAAAAAGACAACACAACACTCATGAGTTTACCTTTTTAAGCATTTGCGTTACCTTTCATTATGTTAAGCAATTCTACGTTGCATCCAACAGCTTTTGCATAAGCAATGAAATTGTTCATGATGTCTCGCTGAACAGGTCCAGATATTAACTTCATGGGGTCTGTTTGCCCAATAACAATCCACGCCTCTCGCAGTTGATTGAAGTCTATCCCACCCAGGGTCGATACATCTTTGATTTTCTGCATTAGTTCATGTTGAACCGATTCAAATACCGTCTTGGAATATTTGAACATCTCGCATGTTCTTGCATCTGTCTGAAGGTAGCGATATTTGTCCTTGGCGATTGAGGCAAAAAGATCGACTGCTTCCTTGGTGTCTTCTGGACTTCCTCCAAAGAGAAAGCCTCCTGGTTCGCAGCCAATATGGACGATTCGCTGTCCAGTTAGGGCCTTTAGCCTATCCGTTGTCCCAGGTTCTACTGGAGAGGCAATGATGAATAGACCGGCATGGCAACATCGCATGGCATCCTCGATTAGCACGGTGTCACAACGGAAGTCCTCAATTTTAGGCTTCTTGGTTAGTCCACAGTTTTTGGTCAGAGCGGTTTCGCAAATCATTACATAATTGAACCATGTTGGTTCTTCTTTTTCTGCCGCCCAGATATTGAGGGTGCTGACCTCGTGGTGGTCCTTGAAGAACTGCCACATTCCTTCGCCTGATAGGTTGTCTCCCACGATTAAGATTCTAGCCATTGATGATTTTCTCCGCTTTGCTCATTGCTGAGGCTACAGTTTGGTCGATGTCAAGATATTTGTATTCTCCTAAACGGCCTCCGAATGTTATGTTCTTTATGTCTTTTTTGAGATCAAAGTATTTAGAGTATAGTGCCGAATTGATCTCGTCTCTTATTGGGTAGTATGGCTCTGGGTGGTCTTTGAAGGAGATTGGGATGTCATAGGAAACCACAGTCGGTTCAGTTGTGTCGATCAGCGGCTCGTGCTTGGGGCCACGCTTATGAAAGTGCTTGTGTTCGATGCTCCGAATGTATGGCACAGACTGGTCAACATAATTGAATACTGCGTTCCCTTGAAAGTCGCCCTGGTGGAGTCTGTGTTCAAATCGGAGTGTATTGTATTCAAGCTCCCCATATTCGTAATTGAAGAACTTATCAATTGGTCCTGTGTAAACCAAATGGTTTGCAAAGTCCCGCCAGTTGTTCTTCATGTCGAAGAAATCCACTCCTAACTGAATCTCAATGCCGTCCAGCATATTTTCGACCATCTTGCCGTACCCATCTTTGGGTATGCCTTGGTACTTCGTAATGAAGTAGTTCTCTTCATATGTGAAACGAATAGGGAGCCTTTGGATGATTGAGCTTGGGAGTTCTCGTGGCTCTTTCATCCATTGCTTCTTGGTGTATCCATAGATGAATAGTTCGTAGAGTTCACGTCCAATTTTGTCTAATGCCCATTCTTCAAAGTTTCGAGGATTGTCGCATACGACACGAACGGAGTTCAGTTTCCTTCTTGCTTGCTCTGGCGTAATGACGCCCCACAGTTGGTGCATCGTCATCATGTTGATCGGGAATGAATAGACTCTATTGCCAGACAACACCTTGGGCTTGTTTATGAATGGCTCGATCTCTGAGAACTGGCTCAGGAAATTCCAAATTGCATCGCTTTGCGTATGCAGAATGTGCGCACCATATTCTCCGACAATAATGCCATTGTCCCACCGCTTGTCGAATGCAGCACCAGCAATGTGCGGCAAACGGTCAATGACTAGGCATTTTTTTCCAAGATCAGTAGCCTTGCGAGCGAATGTGGCTCCGAAAAATCCTGCGCCCACAATTAAGAAATCATAGCGGTTATTTGGCATGGTTAGTCACCATCTTGCAGAGTTCTATGAACTCTTTTTGTGAAAGGGATTGTTTCATCATATTGATTTTTTTGAGTGTCCACTGCACGTTGTCTTTTGTGTATCCTTTGGTCGAGTCAATGCGATCCAGAGATGCTGTGGTGCGGGTTCTGGTTGGATTGGATTTTTTTCTTCCACAAAAAATTAGCGTTGCGTTTGTGAGAGCGCAGCGTTGCCCTTGGTCGAGAAAAAGTTGCCAAGCATATTCGACGGTAATTTCAAAGGGAATATTGCGTGCCTTTGCTCCATTTTTCACGTTTGCCCAAAATGTGCCTGTAATCTCACCGTAACCTTTTTTGCAGCAGTTGTTACATTTCGTTGATGTGCCTTGCAACAAGTTGCATGACTTAACTGGTTTTTCTACACCGCATTTGCAACGACATATCCATGTTGAATGAGATTTGGGATTCTTTCGTAATACTTTCCAATTTCCAAACTGTGTGCCAGTGTAATCCCTAACAGTCCAGTTTTTTCGTCTTTCAAAACCGGATAGTTGCATTGCTTTGTATATTGAGGATGCTGACCATCCTGTTTCTTTTGCTATTGTTGGTACGCTTTTTCCGAGTAAGATATATTCTCTTTCAAGGAAAGTTGAGTTAATTTTTACTTTCATGTATTTATATAGAATATGAAAGTCATTCTTCGCAAGATAGTTCTTGCGAAGTGGCAAGATTTCATAGTGATCCTAAATAAGCAGCTAGGAGTGCGTCACAATATCCCTTTTGGGATGACCATCCGTATTTGTAACAATCTCGATTGCCCAAAAAGTTTGTAACCCAAAAGTCGATGTCGTTTTCCATGCGATAGCCCCAAGCTATTGCAGTGTTTTTTCTTGCTGCTGCTCCCCATAATCCTGCCCAGCTATCACAGGAAACAACCACATTCGCTCGATACATTGTAAAAGCAATTGCTTCTAATATTGACCATTTGCCACAACGGTTGTCGATGTAAGGTATATATTCATCCTTGACACAGAGATGAATGGGATCATCTGCCGCACCAACCATCACAATTTGATACCCTTTGTTAATCAGGGTTCGTAAGCACCTGTCCCAGACAGGAATGTAATCATCCAGGTGGTCTTTCGGCTTCATTCTCAAGCTGATTGGCTGAAATACAGCGATCTTGTCCCCAGGTGCGTTTGGCGTCAAATCTCTGAGGTCTACCCATTCACGGATGTCGTTGTAGTCTCGACCCATCATTGGATGTTCGATATTTGTGTTGTATTTTTTGCTGAACTTGAATGTCTCTTCGTCGCCGTGTTCGACATCCATAACCACTTCCTTGATGAAATTGGTTCGCCGCCAGATTTCATGTACGATTGGGTTGCTGGGGATATTGATGCCATTGGCAATCAAGAATGGCGTTGTGTGAATAATCGCCTTTTCGTGATTGCTAGTGGCCAAAGCAATGTGCTGGCGACACAGATTTAGGGCCGTGTCGCCAATGGCTCCAGATTCAGCGTAAATATGCAGGTCTGACATAACTCTATTACAGTATGAAAAAGACTGATCTTCAGTGGCTTACTGCCATTATGAATTCCGAACTGGACGCTGGCACGATCAGCGGTCGAGTGATATTGGATCGCTTGCGATTGATTGACGAAGACTCTCGTAAGACGGCTCCGTATCTCGATCACCGATATGCACCCTTTTACTATCATCTCGGCAAGCATGTGGAGCCTCTATCCGTAATGGAAGTAGGCTTTAGCCTTGGCTTGCTGAGTGCCAGCTTCTTAACATCATGTAAGTCAGCTAAGAGATTTTTTGGCTACAAAGAAAACAGTTCTGATTTCACTCCTATCCGAATCGGTAAGGCAAATATCAACCTCAGATTCAAGGGCGAGGCAAAGTTTTACATTGGAAGTGTTTACGATCAGGAATTTATCGACATATTTTCACCAAATCCGTGGGATTTAGTCATACTTAATGATGAGACGGTCTACGACAAACATCTGGAATATCTGGATGCCGTATGGCCCCAAGTCAGCGAACACGGTCTTATAGTTGCCGAATATATCGACCGACACATTCCTGCCAGGGACGCTTTTTTTGCTTTCTGTGAGAGTAAGAACCGAAAGCCAGTGGTGTTTGAGACAAGATACGGGACCGGCTTACTCCAAAAATGAAAGGTGATTTAATGAAAATGAATAAGGATGAGTTGAGAGAATATTTGAACAAGGACATTGAAAGTCTTCGTTCCCTGAATTTCAGTGAGCCGTATATCAAGTCGGTATCTGAAAATACAAGCAAATGGGCAGGCACGGGCTTATTGGGCGGGATTAACGATCCGCATATTGGCCGCAACGTCGCAACCCTTTTGGAAAACCAAAGGTTATTCAACGAGCAGTGGCCGGGAAACGGTGCCTCATTGATCCCAGAAGGAGCAGAAACCGATATTCCAATGGAACATTGGGCCAGCCAGTGGAAGCGTATCAGTATCCCTGTGATGCGACGTGTATTTGGTGAGAATTTTATTGGTCATCATATTGTGTCTGTTCAGGCCATGAAAAGCAGTCAAGAGAATACTTATTTGATCGGCTTTGATGGTCGCACTATGTCTGGAATGACCGAGGCGAATACTCGTCGTCTTTCTGTTTCTTGGGAGCCGCCCATCTGGAAATACTCAGAAGACGGCAGTGTGAAATGGGTTGAGTTTCGTGGTGAAAAATTCATGTCGGGACTGGATGGAGAAGCAGAAGCGACTGCAATGTTCTCTGAGGCCGTTTGTCAAGATTTTAGTCGAGAGATCATTCGAGACTTAGCCTTAAACGCTGGCAAGTTAGCCGTTTACGAATACAAGGACGAGAATCATCTTTTGTCGCTTGTTGAAGGAATGAGTGCTTATATTGCCGCCAAGTGTTATAACCGGGAGGCCACTTGGGTTGTAACGAGTCCTACGATTGTGAAGCTGTTGGGAGAATATATCGAACCGGCTACAGATCAGTGGAACAACATCGTAAATATCAATGCCCAGAGGAATGGCGTCAACAAAGTTGGGGTGTTGAATAAAAAATGGCAACTGTTCGAGGATTCTACAGCACCAGCGGGAAATATACTGTTGGGGCTTAAAGACCATCGAAATCATTATTTTTCAGGATATGTATTTGCCCCGTTTTTGCCAGTTAATCCTACTCCATCTTGGAGAACTGATGAACAAGAGCAAACTGGACAAGTATTGGCCCGCTACGGGAAGCGGCTCACCAATCCTGGCTTTTACGGCACGATCAAGATTGAGAACTTGCCAGAAGCCACTCCCTTAGAGAAACCAGAACCGGAAGAGGCCGAAAGCGAGGAATAATGGGACAAATATATGGAATCAAACATTTGTTGTCTGGAAAGATATACATCGGAAGCACAACTAAGCCAAAGTCAAGGAAAAAACAACATTTTAGTGATTTGAGAAAAAATCGTCATTGCAATAAACATTTGCAGCGAGCTTTTAACAAATACGGGGAAGGTGCATTTCAATGGTTGGTGATAGAAACCACCACTGAAGATTTGGCATTTAGAGAGAAATACTGGATAGATTATTTTTATTCTGATGATGGCATACATGGTTATAACGGAACAAATCAACCATACGCTCCAATGCGTGGCAAGACTTTTTCCGAAAAAACAATTGCGATGTTCAAAGACGGCAGAAGAAAAGGATCAAAGCACCCCAATGCTAAAATAGATGAAAATGTAGTAAAGTCTATTTTTTCATTAAGAGAAAAAGGACTTACTCAAAAAGAGATTGGACTTCAATTGAGCATACACAATTCAAATGTAAGTTTGATATTAAATGGCAAGGCGTGGAATCATGTAAAGGGGGTGAATTGTGGGATTTGAATGTACTTACCATTACCACGAACGAGTTGAGGGCGACTACAACAAGGAGGAAACTAAGTCCTTCAAGAAGAAAGTCGGCGACCCGTTCGATGATGTATCATTGGAAAAGTTGGCTGGCGCTGTCATGGCCCAGCTTGCTCGTCGTGACGTTTGGATTGTCGATGTGGAGGTCTTTGAGTTATCTAAGAAGCCTGTCAGCTTCAAAGAGTCCAAAGGCGGGATCATCTTAAAGAACAAGAAGTTTAACTTCGATGGTGGTGGCGAGGACGCATCCACCGTTATTGTTCAGGATATGGTTCAAGCACCACCGCCAGTTCAATATGTTCAACCTGCCAGCAATGGACAGCATGTGAATATTCAAGGGCAGGCACCGCCAAACCCCTCCAGGGGAGTGCATCCTCACGAACAGGGGCAACCTCGTCGCCCGATAGACTGGATGGTATTTTCGCCGGAGCTTCCGCAGATGGCAGAAGTGAAGCAGAAGAACCTCCGATTCACTCCCGAAAAGAAATATCCAGTATTCGAGAAGCGAGAAGGCGTTGGTGGGGAAGTCTTTGTCATGATCGACGATACCGGACGGGAACAGTTGGTTTCCGACAAGTATTTTGTCCCAGGAAATATTCAGTTGATGGCCGATAGAGAGCTTGGCTTCTCTCAGAACCAACAACAGCGTGATGGTGGGAAGCTATATTGGGGTGGTGCAAACCAAGAACCTGATATGCCAGAAATCAGACGCCGATAAACAAAAACAAAAGCCCGGAGCAATCCGGGCTTTTTCTATTTATCGAACTCCATTATCCTCGTATACTTCAAATATCTCGGAGGGAAATATGGCTACTCAAAAACAAAAAGAAAAGAAGAAGAAGGATCGTGAACGAGTTGCCAAGGCACGGGTCTTGGTACGTCGTGAAGCTCTGCGTAAGGAGCGAAAGGCTGAAAAGGAAGAACAGCGTAAGTTCGAGGAAGCTCAAGAGATTATGCACGGCAAGATGTTGCCGATCATCAATAATCCAGCAGTTGTTGCCCAGCGTGAAGCGGCTCATGCGAGAGCCGTATCAGATAAGCTGAAGCAAAACCTGGAGATATTGGAAGCTCTTGAACGTGAATATGAAGCCGAGCAATTTGCCCGTGCGGAAATGAACGATAAGCTCGAATCTGAAGGGCATAAGACAATGCGTGAGAAGATGGACGCATTGCACCAAAAGGCCCTGGCTATGACAGGCAAGGCAGAAGCATTAGCTCAAGCCGAGGAAGAATATGTTGCACAGCATAGTGGAACGGAATGTGTTGGACACCAAAATATTGAAGAAGAAATTGTTGTAGAGCCGACTATTTCGATTTCTTCGCAAGAAAAATAAAAAACAACTAAAGCTATTGAGTCTCCCGCCGATATAGCTTACAACATCACTCAACGAACGCCGACGACTGTTACTGTGACTTTCCAAGACGTTCAGAATTGTGTCTGTCAATGACACAGCACTATTAAATGACTAAGGAGCTAACTGTGGCGAACACTGAATATGAAGGACTTGATCTATCGGAGATGCAACACGAATACGAGCGAGTCAATACCGAGCCGGGTTCTTTCGGCGGCGATGACTTCCTTGAAAAATTTGTGCGTCTCCCGGAGCGTGACGGATTTACGATTATGCGTATCCTGCCTCGCAAGAAGGGTGGCAAGCATTATTGTGCAACCCGTGTTCACACGCTTTCCAACCCCACCACCAAGAAGAAGAGAACCTATCACTGCCCGAAGGTTCTCGTGCAGACGGATAAAGGCCCTCGTTGGCAGGGCGAATGTATCATCTGTAAGTATTACGGTGATCTCTGGCAGAAGTCTGAGTCCTTGAGCGGTAAGGCTCAACAAGACTTGCAGAATCAGGCACGGGCCATCAAGCCAGTCGAACGGTATTACTACAACGTAATCGTTCGTGCAGAAAAAGACTTCAAGACTGGCGAAAACAAGAAGAACGTCGGACCCAAGATTTACTCTTGCGGCAAGACGGTTCACGCCAAGATTGTTCGTGCTATCGTCGGCGACGAAACCGCAGGCGAAAAGGGCTTGGGCGACATCACTCACCCAATGACTGGTCGGGATTTCCGAGTGGTCAAGAAGGTTGTCAAGGGCGGTGGTGGTGCTGAATATCCTAACTACGATAACTCGAAGTTCGAGGATGTGGCTCCTGCTGGTTCGCCGGATGAATTGTCTACCTGGATTGAAAACCTTAACGATCTTCAGGCGCTTCGGGCCATCAAGTCCGAAGATGAATTGAAGCACGCTCTCCGTGTCCACTTGGGCATGGTCAAAGAGGGTGAATCTCAAGACGATGACCTGAACGAATTCCGCAATGCTGGTCACACGGCTTCATCGCCTTCGACCGCATCGGAATCTGTTCGTGAGGAATTGACTGTTAGCAGCACTCCTGCCGCTTCTGAAGGCAAGAGCGGAGAAGAGATTCTCGCTGACGACGATTTCATGAAAGAACTCGAAGGCATGTAACCTTCTGTTCCACTAGGCCATCCAGGGCCTCAAAACCCTGGATGGCTTTTTTCTTGAGTTTTCAATAAATGTGCCTTTCATTGGCACTCAATACTTAGAGGTTCTAATGGCAAAGAAGAAAGCTGCTGCGGGTGGTGGAGTTGATGATGATTTTTTCGAGTCGCTGGCCGAATCAACGGGCGGTGATGTTTTGGATACCATAGATTCTGTTCGGTATTTTGTTGATACCGGCTCACTCGCTATCAACTATATTTGTTCTGGGCAGTTCATCACGGGAGGTATTCCTGGTGGCAAGCTGACAGAAATCTATGGACCCAACTCGTCCTCGAAGTCTTTGCTAGGTGCGAATATTTTGTTCGGCACACAACGAGCAAAGGGCATTGCGGTTCTAATGGACTGCGAGAACTCTGCGAATAAAGAGTTCATTCAACAAGCCTCTCACTGTAACTTGAAGCGTATTGTGCGTCATACGCCACAGTCGCTTGAGCAAGTATTCACCAAGATGTACAAGGTGATCGAGAAGGCTCGTGAAAAGATTTCGATGGAAATCCCTATCGTTATTGTTTACGACTCAATCGGCGTGTCTCCGTCCGAGCGTGAGTTGAAGGAAGTGGCTTTGCCGGAAGGTTATACTGCTGCTGACTTCAAGCGTATTGTTGGTGGTCACGAACAGCCGGGCGAACGGGCCAAGATTTGCTCCCGTGAATTCCGCAAGCTGAACACCGTGATGGAGAAGAACAACGCTACCGTTGTCATCCTAAACCAGACTCGTGCTAAGATCGGCGGTTATGCCCCTATGGGTCAGCAGGCGTTGACTACGGCTGGTGGTGGCAACGCACTTCCTTTCTATGCTTCCTGTCGTCTTGAAACCAGGACGCAAATGAAGATCGAAAGGAAGATCACAGCGAAGAAGAAAAAGATTCTCGGCATCAACGTGAAGCTGAAGAATGTAAAGAACAAGACTCACCGGCCCTTTGTCGAGTCGGAGAACATTCAGTTGTTGTTCGATAAAGGCATCAACCCACTCAGCGGTCTGCTAAGTTGTTTGCTGGACGCAGAACGCATCGAGATCAAAGGCTCTGGAAACTTTGTGGTGAAAGAGCCTTGGGCCGGTGGGTCTGAAGTCAAGTTCAAGGCCAGCATGGAACGCAATGACCTTCCTGCTGAAATCTTGATGCAATGTCCGGCTTTGATCGACGCAATTTCTGCGGAGCAGATCAAGGATTACCTGGAGCCATTCCAAGAGTCCATCAACTTCCGACCTGAAGACAATACCGACATCGAATTGAGCGGTGTTGGCGATGACGATGATGACGATATTGATGAAGAGTTAGAAGGCTAAAGGCCAATAAGTGCTGACAACGGGCCGGTCTTGAGTCGGTGGTGTCGGCAACTATAAGTAATCACATCATTTGGTCCGCTGGTAGCGTCAAAAGTGCTGACAACGGGCCGGTCTTGAGTCGGTGGTGTCGGCAACTATAAGTAATCACATCATTTGGTCCGCTGGTAGCGTCAAACACTATCAGCGGATAATTTTGCGCCATGTCACCATCTAAGTAAACGGTTAATTTACCTTCATTAGTCGCAGACCAGAGGCCAATTCTGTTTCTGTGGTTATTGTGGATGAATATTTCTTCAACGACATTGTTGGGATTCATAATGACCCATTTTTTGTGGTTGTCTGTTATGGACGAAGAAATAAAAGATAGATTCTTGTAGGGAGCTTCATGCTCAGGCGACATGGATTCCAGCCAATTCATTACGCAGGCATTTTTGTCTCTGGCGACCCAATGGATGTGATTGAAGTGTCCTTGGAATTCTGAGAATTTGCAAATCTCTGGTCGAACAGTCAAAAACCTTACTGTTGTTGGATGCACTTTCACCATGCGTGCGCAGAAGCATAATCCATGATCCCCGAATCCTTCAGGTATTTCTTTTCTTAATTTGAAATACTTCTGAGCATTGGCGTCGTTCAAAATTCGCTTCATGGCAGCATTGCTGGTTATTGACATTTCATATTCGTGTGGCGGGGTGTCATCTGAATGTTTATACCAATGATTGAAACCCAATTTTTCCAATACGAATCTTTCAACTGGTTGAACATCCCAATTGAGTTCTCCTGTGATGTGATATTCTCTGTCGTGATCGAAGTGTGATTCCAGGTTATTCATTAACCCGCCGATGTCATTCATGGTGTCTTCGTCAATACGGTAGTACCACTTGGCCGTGTCAGGCTTGGCGATTGCATCGTAGTAGTGATAGATTCTTTGAGCGACGTGTTTGTACGGTGTGACGGCAATTTCCACATCAACACCGTCTGGCCAACCACCTTCAAATACCGACAAGTCATTGTCGCAAGCAGCCGCCAGAACGAGTTTGATTTTGTGATCGCCTATGTTTCTGAGGCCCCACTTTTTGAAGTCCACAAATCTTTGGGCCATCTGTGCTTCAGCCGGAACAAGTATTTCCAAGTCGTACATTAGTTTACCTTATATTGTCCTGCGCCCAATTTCAAGAATTTGAACCCTTCTTTTTCGAGTTCAGATTTCACACGACGCACATGATTACAGAGTGCGGCGTCGGTCAATTTGTATCGCTTGAATCGCTTCTTCAACTCTTTTAACGATACGGCATTGCGATTTTGGAATTGTTCGTTGACGTACTTCTTTACCTTGTCGGCAATACGCAATATTTCGGCACGAGATCGCCCTTCTGTGGACATCTTTGTTTCGATGACCTCATATTGAACTTTTGGCTTTTTGTAAGCCGGATCGCACAATGCGGGGGCCAGTTCCTCAAGTTCCAATACCGTTCCTTCTTCCAATTTTACTATTGATATTTCGGCATTGAAGGCTTTCGAGAACTCGATGAGTTGAATGAAATTCTTTTCGTGGGTGAAGAACTTGCGTTTGTCCTTCGTTTCGATGAGTAGGCAATTCATAAATTTACTCCTTGTAATGAAATTATATCGCCGACTCAGCGATCCTGGTGTTTGTGTCATATAATTATCGTAGAATTGGGGATAAATCGCATGGACTCACCTAAAGAAAACTTGAATTTGAACTACGTTCGCAGGTTCGGCGTCGAAATAGAGATCAACTCTTTCGATGGTCGAAACCGCCCTATTGGATACGAAGACGGCGTTCTGCCAGAAGGCATCCATTACATAGGCAATCTGGTTCAAAAGCTCTCAGAAGAGAAGGTTCTGATCCATAAGTGGGGCAATGACCACCATAACGATGTGTGGATCGTTAAACCAGATGGAAGTTGCGGCATGGAGGTTTGCACGCCCGTAATGAAGGGGTGGAACGGCGTTGTGCGAACCTGTAGGGTCATCGACGGATTTAGCAAAGACTTGAAGATCGAATCGGATACTCGCTGCTCGTTCCACGTCCATGTTGATGTCTCTGACCTGACTGAACCGCAACTTGCCAGCGTTATATCCTGGTGGATTAAATGTGAGCCAGTATTTCTGGACTCAGTTCCAGCCCGTCGCAAGAAAAATCAATATTGCCAGTTTCTTGGTGAAATGGATATATTTGACGATATTGAAGACGGTTTGATGCCAGCCGAACTTTTGCTCAAGAGGGTAGGTCATTGCAAGTATTACACCATCAATACCTTCCACTATCAGAACAAAAAAAGAAAGACCATTGAGTTTCGCATTATGGACAATGCGTGCTGTTTGGACCCCTGGATGGCTAAAAACTGGATCAGGATGGTTTTGCACTTTGTTGAGCGTGCGGCTGCACGAGGTTTGCCAGCACCATTTGAGATGGGCAATAAGTGGTCGGGTTATTGTTGGCTTGATCCGTTCGATGTGTTTGATTTTTTGGGATTCACTCCAGGGCAATATGAAATCTCCCCAGGGTTGCAGCAAGTGCGATCTTGGTTTGTTTCCAGATTACACTCTCAGTCAAAAAACACGGGATTGCGTGGAGTCATGAGTGATAAAGGTCGCAGAATATCGCACTCGCAGATTGATGAGTTGTACGCTAATTTGGTCCCACAGGAAGCGGCTCTCTCCGAAGAAGAGATATACAGTGAGAACTTTCGTATTTAAGCGAATATATAACGCAGGGTGAATTCCCTGAATAAAGGTTTGCTATGTTCTACAAGGAATCAAAACTCGAAGAGATTATCGAAGGCATGAGGGCCTTGGGTGATATGTTAATTCCCTATAACTTCCCAAAGGCACCGCCGCCGACTGCAATGGAGGATGATTTGGCTATTTTCAAACAACGAGAAGTCATTATCGACGGGTATCCCATCATGCTGCATTACCAAAAGGCTGATTACGATAAACATCTAATGGAAACGCTCCAGATTTACGGCAAGAGCAGCCCATTTTTGCCGTTCAATTTGATCTGCAATTTGGCTAAGAGGTTTTTAGGGTCGTATCATTTGTCATTGGTTGAGATTTTCAAAGACAATAGAAAAATCTACATTTGGTCTGTTTGTGTTGATCGTCGAGGCCGACCCATTCTTGCTCCATTTGACACGGAAACTGAGGAATGTGAATTTGAAGGCTTGGACTATCTGTACATGCAGCCTAGTCAGGTGAACTTTTACTAATGTACAAACTGTTGCTGATAGGTTGTTTCACTTCTTGGAGAAACAACACAAGCTGCGAGTTCTTCAGCGATGAATTCGCAAAACGATTTTCTAAATTGCCGGTGTCGCTTATCAAGCATCACTTCAACGACCCGGCTTTTCCAGAGGCAGACATTGCCTTGATCCACGCCTACGATTCTACCGAGGCAGTTCAACAAGTATCTGAGATCAAGAAAAAGGTCAAGAAGGTTGTGTTGTTTATGGAGGAGCCTAAATATGAATTGGGCTTCGACCATTGCTATTTTTACAACCAGAAATTTATACATGGCAACAAAGGCACCTACATTCGTATTCCTTTGGCAAAAGACCAATATGAAATGGTGCCTAAAGAGCCTGGGTCAATCTTGTTGGATCACGATTGTCAGCTATTTCCAGATCACGGAATTTCTGGTCACGACTGGACAGAGCGGCTGTGGGCTTTTTTTGAAAAAAATAAACAATACAGGCCGGTCTATCAACTAGAGCGTGGCAATGTCAAGCACCCAGATTTCATCAAAAAATTATCCATTCAATCTCACCAAGATTATTTAAGTGCAACTGCTCACATTGAGACTTTTGTTTGCACGCACGCAGGAAAATACAATCACACGGCAGTTGATATGGCAGTGCGAGGTTCTAAAGTTATTGTTCCGATGGTTCCAGGAACATTTCACAATACATTTGTTCCTGAATGTCTTGTTAGAGATTTGAACATGGCTTTGATTCTCAACGAGCAACAGCTTGGTGCGGCATTGAATCTTATCAAGACTGGTTCAAGACGAGATCGGCCTGCCATTGATATGGCAACTGATTTAGATGAGGTTGTCTCGATTATGGATAGAGACTTCAAATCTTGGACTAGAAAAAAGATTGTGCTTCCTTGAAAATTGAATTCTCTTGGCGGGCAGCGTTCTTTGGAGTTTATGTTAAAAGTTTACAATTTGCGAGAGTGATGTGAAAGCACTTCAGGTAGCCGTCAGGTGGTTGGGTGTATTTGTCATGGACATAAAGACCAAGCTCAACTCTGATCTCTTCCAGACGAGTGCTGAAGGCATTGATCCACCAATATACTCGACCATTGTGGACGTAATTGGTGTATTCAAATTCAACCTGTTGACCTTCGTATTTTCCCCAATGCTCCATATTCACAGAATGTTCGTGTCGCACAACGGAGATGTGTGGGGCGTATCGTTGTGGATTGAGTGTAATGTATTTGGGCATCATCGCACGACAAAAAGAGGCGATGCCAGGATCAACCTCTAGGACGAGTTTGAACCCAGCATCGCCTGCGTGACTATATCGAAGCGTTCCGTCACTCTTGTGCAGCAGCATCCCAAAACTCATCGGCCTTCACCAATGCCCTCATTATATTTTTTGCACCAACGGCATTCTTGGAATGTACTGCCCAGGTCAATCGGGGCAGATTGCCATGATACGCTTGTTCCTCGATCCAATTGGCTACGTCCATGCCAGTACCGGCGATGGGTGGTCCAAGGTCATGATCGAGAGAGACAAACGTAACTTGGCCTTGGTTCAGGTAGGCAATCGCTACGTCAGCAGTTTTTGCCCAAACTTCGTCACCCTCGGCCCCAAAAATACTTTGAATTTTGGGGTCACGAGGATCACGTTCATCGTCCAGCCAGAGTTTCATCACTAGACCTCTGATAAGCAGCCGATTCAGCCCCGCTCATTGCGTCACTGATCGCTTTGCCTTTTAGGTGCATGAAGTCTTGTGACCTCACGGTGGGTTGGTAATTCAGGAAGTGTTGAAGTTCCGCTTCCTTGCCAGAGATTCTAGCGAAATCCAATACGTCCGTCGTTAGGACTTCTTGTCCTGCCGCTTGAAGTTTTGGATTTTCCAGTTGCTTGTGCAAGTCTCGGTGCTTCAACAGTTGAGCTACCTGCGACACGTCGAATCGGTACAGTCTGACCAGAAAGGAAGTTGCATCAGAAACATCGTTGGCGTACTTGAGGCGATTGAGTTGGATGCGGACGGCTTTAGGGTCGTCTTGCTTCAACAGCCATGCAAGGACAGCTTTGATGTTCTTGATGTTTCCAATACGATCTACATCGTGCATATCGACTTGAAGACCAGGGAATACTGCGGGCAGCAATCCGGTGGCTTCGTAGTTCCTCAGATAGTTGACCGGGCTGGCCGCTTTCTGAAGACCGCCAGTGAACTCGGCGGCAATACGTTCTGGCGACACACCAGCTAGGTCTTTGAATTCTTTAATGGCCGCTAGGGTGTCTTTATCCAGATGTTGCATGATGTATCCAGGATTGAAGCGTGAGAAGAACCGAACAAGTCGGGGGATTCTCAGCTTGTCTTCTTGGAAGCGATCACGAGCATTTCCTACAGGTCGGTGAACAAGATTTTTGATGTCATGCAGCCCTTGTCCTTCTCCTTCGTGGTTCAGGTTGTAGTCCCTGATTTCCTTCTTGTGAATATCGTAGAACAGAGCGTTGTAGGTCAGGTCACGACGTTGAGCGTCCTTGGCCGGAGTGCTGAAGCTCACGGAGTCAGGACGCCGCCCATCGGTGTATTGACCGTCTTCTCGGAAGGTGGCGATCTCGTATTCTTCTCCGTCAACAACGGCAGAAATAACTCCGAAAGCCTCGCCTTTCGGAAAGGTTTTGATGCCGTGCGAAAGAGCAGCCGGACTCCCCAAGATCGCCATCACTTTTTCTGGCGGTGCTTCAGTGGCAAGGTCTACGTCCTTCGGAGAGAATTTTCCCCCATGATGGTGGGAGTAGAGAAAATCACGGATTACTCCACCCACAGCAAACAACGAGGCTCCCTGACGAGCAAAAAGCTCGCTGAGGGTATACACCGCTGCGGGGAGCGGAATATCTGCCTTCATGCTGTGAAATTTTTCTTCCACGGTTTCTAAAAACCCCCTAAATTTAAGCTGTGCGACCATGATTTTCCCCAGATTGTACCATATTTTGGCGTTGTTGTAAAGCGTTCGATATTCCTTTCGTCATGGGAATATATACCTTCGTAGCGTCGGTCTATTCGACGCAAATAACCTTTCAAACGAGGGTCCACACATGACAAACATGACAAAGAATAAAATTCAGTCGCTTATTGTCGAGCATCTTCTCAAGCACGGACAGATCGAACTTGTACTCCCAGACGGAGTAACACTCGAAATCGGACTCACCCAAGAAGACCAAGAGGGTAAACTAACAATTCATGACGATTATTGTTGGGTCATTGCATCTCAAGGTGGCCGAGCCACGAGTATTGACTCATACAATATGGGCCTTCGTTTTGCAGACAAAGAAAATATCTTGGTGTTTGAAGATAAATTCGTGGACCAAGATGGAGAGAAAGTTCGCCGCTTAGATGTAGTTTAATATAATCAAAAAATATTTCATCTTAGACGCAATAAAGGTTGCCCATCGTATTCACATGCGTTATACTGCCGTTGCAGGATAAATGAAGTTCCATAGTTCCTTCAGCCATTTGAGTTGAGGTAATGGGAATATGGAACTCAACCCATAGGTTGAAGCCTGTGGGAATCCAATAGCATCGGGAGAGCGTAAGAGATACGCCTTTGGGTTTTATTTCGCTCGATGATATAATGGCAAGGCGGTTGATATTTGCCTTTACGGTCTGTAATACGAAGGCCAACAGCCTTGAACTATCCAAGAAGTGTGTCCAGTTTGCGACTAAGAGTTCTTCCAGTTTGTCTTCTCTGAAGGTGTTCTTCAGCACACTTACCAATTCCATGTTTGGAGTTTCCCGTGAAAAAGCCAGATGTTTACTTAAAAGAGTATTGCCAGCGTCTTTCAGACGATAACCTCAAGTTTATGACTGGAAGGTTGAATCAAAGATTGGGTGGCGATGTGGCAGAAATTCTTGATTTCCTCAGCAACGTGCGTGAGATTGACCGCTGGCTCGCTTCGTCGAATACCAGCAATGATCTTTTCGACATGATCGACCTTGTGCATTCATCAGTGGTGAAAGAATATGACCGTCGTTGCAACAGCAATGCAGCCTGAGCCTAGAGCTAAGTGCTGCCAGTCTCCTCCAAAAAAATCCCGATTCTGGTTAGGATTCCTTTTCGGACTTCCTGTATATCCATTGGTTATGCCGTGGCTACTACTCGGTCTTCCGGCTGATTACTCTGAAGCGTATCTTCGGCTGTATGTGGAATATATCAGATGCGTGATGCACACTTTGGGTGTCTCATGAAAAAGGCATTTTTGGCAATTGACATATTGCTGATGTCAGCAATATCCGTATTTGCCGTCGATATTCCCAAAGATTGCCGTGTGGCAAATATTCCACCAGGATATTGCTGCTGGGCAAGCCTCGAAACTTTGGGCAAGGTCCACAAAATATCCAGCCTGGATGGTTTGCTGGAATCCAGGACCAAAGAAAACGATACGATTGTCGTTTATCCTGGTGGTTTGCATCATGTTGAGCCAAAAAATTATGGATACGACCATGCCATAAGTTCTAAACTCACCGATCTCAAGGTGAAGTTTTGGATGAATTTCACTGGCAGTTTCGACCGATCTCTGTTAAAGTATGCTAACTCGCATGGATGCTTGGTGGGGTTGAAGGCAGGTGCCAGGGGCAAACTCGGCCACGGCATTGTCTTGACCCATTACGATGACAAGATTATTCGGTTCTATGACTCCAACCAGTCGAACGACACTTGGGAAGGATCGAGAGAGTGGTTCGATTTTTGGTGGAGTGGTATGACCGTAGTGGTTGAAAAATGAAGTTTCACACAAAAAAGACTGCCTATTTTGAGGCTCGTATATACATTGGCTCTCGTGTCAAGTATGACGGGCCTCAATTTTCGTTTTCCGAGCTTAGAGAAGCCATTGGATATTTCCAAACAAACAACGGGATTGAATCCAATCCAGTTCGCATAACTCCAACTACGTTTGTTTGGGAGAAGTACGAAGAAGAAGGATGGGAGATCGCAGTGATTGACTATCCACGAGTAAGCAAGCCTCATGAAGTTTTGCGAAAATTCGCATACAACTTGGCGGTGCATTTGCTCGAACGGTTCGAGCAGAACCGAATGTCTATTGTTTTTCCTGATGAAATAGTTATGCTGGAGGCCGATGACGCAGAAGAAAACAAATACAAAAGCAACGAGTAAACGTAAGGAGAAAAAGGTGCCGCCAGTAATCAAAGCTGAGGATCAGCCGGTCATTGTAGCTACTGCTGATTATCCCTACGCCAAATGGAAATTCGAGAAATTCAATCCGGTGCAAAGCCGGATCATGGATTTTTATGACAAGGATGTGAATGGTCTGATTGCCGCTATGACATCAGCAGGCAAGACCGTCGTTGCTGAAATGTTTCTTGCGCAAGAGATTCGCAAACGTGGCGGCAAAGGCATGTTCCTTGCCCCGTTGCGTGCATTGGCCCGTGAAAAGATTACTGATTGGAAAGATGAAAAATATCACTTTGCCGATCAGAAGATTTCCATCTGCACTGGCGACTATAGATTGACCAAAGAGCGATCCAAAGAGTTGAATGATGCCAATCTCATCATTATGACTTCGGAAATGCTCAATCACCGTAGTCGCAATCACAAAGCAGAACAAAACAACTGGTTACTTGATGTTGGCACGTTGATTATTGATGAAAGTCACTTGCTGACTGTTGCTGGTCGTGGCGACCATTTGGAAGTCGGTTTGATGAAGTTCACCGAGATCAATCCCAAGGCTCGTCTTGTATTGCTTTCGGCGACGATGCCAAACGTCGAAGAGATTGCAGACTGGATCAGTTATTCTTTGACCAAGCGTGAAACCTTCATGCTCAGGTCCAAGTACCGTCCAGTTCCGCTCACGGTTCACTATGAGTCGTACTACGACACTGGCAAATACGATCAAGTTGAAGAAGAGAAAGTCAATAAGGCACTCGAAATTATTGAGTGGTATCCTGACGACAAATTCCTGGTCTTTGCTCATACAAAGCGCACGGGCGAATTGATGAAGCAAAGCCTGCGATCTATTGGCGTAGAAGCACAGTTCCACAACGCTGACTTGCAGGCCGACGAGCGAGCCAAAGTGGAAGACCGATTCCGCAACGATCCTAAGCTGCGTGTCATTGTTGCCACGTCCACTTTGGCATGGGGGTTAAATCTTCCTGCTCGACGTGTTATTATTCTTGGCGTCAATCGTGGCATTAGTGAAGTGGAGTCATACGATATTCTTCAGATGATTGGCCGATCTGGTCGCCTGGGCATTGACCCGATGGGCGATGCTTATATTCTCGTGCCAGAAAGCGAAGAGGCAAAATATCGTCAAAAATTCAGCAAGCCAAATCGCATTGAGTCGCAGCTTTTAGAGAAAGTGGGCGACAAATACAAGGTGCTGGCCTTCCACCTTGTCAGTGAAATTCACCACGGCACAGTCTCTACCACAGACGACGTTCATGCTTGGTATAAGCGGTCGTTGGCATATTTCCAAAACAAGTCTCTGGATGAGACGGTTGTAGATCAGACTTTGAATTTGCTGAAGAAATGTAGTGCCGTGTGGGAAGAAAAAGGCGAAGAAGACGGAGAAGACAAGTGGACGTGCCGACCCATTGGTAAAGTCTCCAGCATGTTTTACTTCAGTCCGTTTGATGTTTCGGACTTGTACTTTAACTTCAAGAATCTCTTCGAGGACAAAAAAGAAGACAACGATTATTTCATCGCTACTGCCTTGGGCAATATTGATGGACAAAGGATGAATATCGTGTCTCGCATCGAGAAAGAAGAGATGAGTATGTTCGCTACGAAGGTGCGAGCATTGATGCCAGGGAAGTTCTTCAACGATGCTTCTTTGAAAGCGAGCTTCTGTTACTTCAATCTGTTGAATGGAGTCAACGCTCAAGCCTGTGCTGCAACACAGAGGAACCTTCAGTTCGATTTTAATCGACTGTCTCAAGTGCTTCAAGCTCTTGATTCGTTTGGCGGCAATTGGCAACGTGATGGCTTCTTCAAGATGCTAGAAGGCCGTATCGTCAATGGTGTGCCAGGGCATTTAGTTGATTTGTGTCGGTTGGCAAATATTGGAAAAACACGGGCTACAAAACTTTACAATGCAGGCTACAAGACCGTTGAATCTATTGCTGATATGGACTTCAATAAATTCAAAGAGATTGTCAACATGAAAGCTGATGCAGCCAAAGAGATTATGGACTCTGCCAAGAAGTTCGCTCTGCTTTAACGGCGAGCTTTGGCAATTCTCTGCAAGAGCTTTTGCTTGCTGAGGTAGGTTTTCTGGCTCCCTGTTATCACTGATCGTTGCTTGAATGCAGCGAACGAAGTTGATCCACTGCACGCTCCTAACAGGGAGCCAGTGCTGCTTACTAAGCAGCACGAGCAGCACATCACCGATGGCGGCGTGATTGATACGCCGACTCCTCCACAGTCTGCGACTGATACGCTAGTTCCTCCACCATTGATGGAGCAACTAAAACTTCCGCTACAGGCGCTTCCACATCCAGATAGCGATACCGTTCCTGCCCCAATTGCAGTAAACGAAAATCCCGATCCATAAAGGCAGCAGCCTGATGTGGACAACGTGATCGTTATTGTGGTGCATGGTATAGAACAGGAGGCCATGTCCATCACTGGTGTATCTTGTGCGAACACATATCCGTCCTCGGTGGTGCCACCATTGAACATATATGCCGGATATTCAAAGTCAGGAAATTCTACATCTAAGCTAGGCGCACGAAACGCTGGTGGAGTAACTATAGGCGTGCAATCGCACCCAGCCGGATATGAACTTGAGCTTGTTCCGCACAAATACACATACGTCCAGCTTGTATAACACGGACACGGCGGGCAGCACTTGCAGTTGCAACCGCAGTAGCTTCCGGTTCCCAGGCAATATGGAGGATTACATGCCATTTAGTCTTTACCAAAAAATCCCGTAGGATATTCCATTTTTACTGTTCCGTTGCCTTTTGTTGGTTTGCCGTCGTCATCCTCTACCCACCAACGCACTTGCTCGACAGGTACGTTGAGTTCGTCCATGTGACATTTATCTTTTGGTAATACCGGCATGTGATATTCTGTGCCTTCTATGAGTACCGCCACTTTGCATTCGCCTTTTTGGTGATTGTATAGCATACAATTTCCACATATCGGTTCGACATTCTTTTTCTTTGCCATTTCATATTCCTCAATGACCAGCCTTCAGATATAATACAGCTTCCCTTATTACAGTAACATCCACTCTAAATGGAGGCTGACTATGCAGGTATTAGGCGTGGCTGCTCAACTTGCCAATGGCAAAGACGTACTCTGTGACTACTTGGTGAAAGTTATCAATAGATCATATGCTGAGAACGATCCTAATCGGTGGCATCGCAGTGCATTTGCCAATGCTGTTAAGGATGTCTTTGAAAGCAGCTTCGGCGTTGACCGGGATTTCACTGAAACATGGAAGAGAAATCCTGAAGCTCCTCCAAACATGCTACAAAGTGTGCGAAAAAGTCTTCAATTTATTGGAGATGGATTCCGCAAAATCAAGGACGGCATCTGGATTGAAATCGCCCTAAGAGACGAGAGTAAGAAGCTGGTCATTTCTGACAGCCGTTACATTAACGAGGCTAAGGCAGTAAAAGCCAAAGATGGCATTATGGTCGTCTTGTATCGTCCTGGTTTTTTGAATGACGATCCCAATCCTTCCGAGGCACAGATTAGACCCATTGTTGAGTTTTGTGTGAACCATCTGGAAGAAGGGCCAATTCCAGCCTACGAAACTTTAGTGCTTGCTTTTGGCGAAAAGGCAGTTCCCGAAGGAATGAAGCACTACGATTACTATCTTATCAATGACGGTACTTTGGAAGATTTGTATTCCAAAGTGGACCGACTTCTGGTTCCGATCATTGAGAGAAAATATGAACAGACTAACCAAGCCGGGCGACCGGGTGCATGTTGAAAAAAACTGGGGCTTTGAGGACTGGATTTACAACGGTCCCGATTATTGTGGAAAGCTCTTGTCTTTTTATTGTGACAAGAAATGTTCGTTCCACTATCACGCAATAAAAGATGAAGTTCTTTTTTTGCATAGCGGTAAGATCATTATGAAATATGGCGATCATGATGACTTAGATGCTGCCACAGAGCTAGTTATGGAGCCTGGAATGGCGTTCCATGTTACTCCTGGTCTTCGTCATCAGATGATTGCTGTAGAGGATTCTCTGATTTATGAGTTCTCGACGCATCATGAGGATTCTGACTCATATCGGGTGGTTGTCGGCGACTAACCGTAAACGTGCCTATAGGCCGGATTCGGTCGAAATCCTGCATAGTTTCCCAACCAGTATATCCCCAGGCAATGACGCCAAGTTTTGGGTGTTGCCCTCGAAGCCATCTTCTGCCTCGCTCGAAACATCCTGACTTGTGCAATATTAGTTCGTCAAGAACTTCTATTCGTTCAAGGGCTTTTGGTTTTGGTTCTTTATTTTCTGTTTCAGTTTGCCCATACCCACTTCTGTTAACACCATAAACGTGTATCCCCTCGACTGGCAGTGTTGGTTGCAAGATGTCCATTTTGCAGTATTCCTCGGCAAATGAGTTTGATTTGCGGGCTTGATTTCCCATATTTCGATATGTCCATCATCGAAGAGAATACTCAAGTCTGGGTTGTAATCATGAACTTCACCTTCAAAGGTGTATTGAACCTTGAATGGTTCTACGTCGTATGAAATTACTTCAGGCATAGCTTCGAGGTATTCGTACACATCGCATTCCATGCCGCTGCGATAGTGCATCTCTTTTCCACCATTCTTTGTAGATACCAGATAGCCCTCTCTGAACTTTGGCTTTCTTTGCTTTAGTTTGCCATCTTTTTTGTTGCTTTGATCCTTCCAGATCATGGCCTTCATTTGGCCAACTTTAGGTATCTGGGTTTCGGATGGGTGCTTTGCCTTAAAGTGCATCCTCAAGTCACGCACTGGCGCACCGCAACGACCAAGCGGACAGATTACAAATTCACGGCCTTCTTCGTGCGACTCTATGATGTGCGTCTTGTATTCTTCAAAGTCGGTGTAGCCCTTGCCGCACACGAAGCATTGAAACTTTCTTATGTGGTTATCTTTTGGAAATGGCAGGGGCATCTTTTTCCTTTTTCTTCGGCTTCTTGGGCTTATGGTGAATAATCATGTTCACCACATCGTCTCGGTCGCACACATGGATATTGGGAATATCCTCATTGCCGAACATATTCTCAACTGAGTCTTCAGGCGAGCCGAACATAGATTTGAATAAGTTGATGCCAATAAACTTGGCTTCATCCCGGAATCCAGGTATCATTGGATCATCGTCTTCCGGTTTATCGTTTTTGAGCTTGGCAAAAACCAAGCGACTTTCTTCTGGTGCGCCGAATAAATCGTCGCCTTTTTTGAAGAATAGAATCATTCCGTGGCGATCCATCAGGTCATGGATGGATTTTTCTTGTTCCTCCAACACGCAGTGTCGGTCCCATTTATCCATAAGTTCCCGGAATTGTGAGAAAGCCGGTGATGGAGTGTTGAAATAGTTGTTGCTCATTTAGTTCCCCCAGGTGATATATACGATCATGACACGCACTTTGCACGGCTTCCGAAAGTTTGTATTTGAAGACATGGACCCAACTCCAGATAAGTCTCGCAGCATCGCTATGGGCGCAGGAGACGAAGATAAGGGGACCGAAGATTATTTTGGTGCATTGGGTGACGAACAGGGGATTGAATGGAAGGATTTGGCGACGATATTCGAGGACGAACCGTGGGTTTCGTCGCACTTTGGCTTGGGAACTCCCAATAAAGAAGTCCTATACAAGTTATCGGCGTGGGAAATCGTCAAAGGTTCGCTTACACCCAGCGGTGCGGATATACGGTTGAAGCCTCAAAAGGGAAATCGTATTTATCTGCAAGGGCATAAGTTGAATAAATCTAAATATCAAGACACCAACCGTTACTATCTTGGTCGCCAAGAACTCATAAAGTTTTTGACAACAGGTTGGTTCGACGCCGCTCAACGTGGCGGTGGAATGCCAGGAGCCGACCCAATGGGCGGCATGGGTGGAGGAATGCCAGGAGCAGCCCCAGCCCCACCAATGTAAAGGAGACTTATGAAGTTCAGAGAATGGTTACAACTACAAGAGGTCGGAACTGGCACCAATGCTGTCGCCGTATTTTCCCGTCCCGCAATCGGCATGGTTCAGAGAGAGCCTGTCGATATGATTGGCTTCCGTGACGAAGACAAGAAGAAACACAAGAAGCATAAGAAACATGACGATCTTGACCACAAATAGTGGTTCGGGTATGATGCTGTCTCGATTCGATAATATGCAGAGCAGAAATCGGCGGTTCAGTTATCTAACTTGGTGACACACCACCAGCGGCCCCTGGAACGCCGAATGAAGTCTACACAGTAAGTCGATGGCTTCGAGGAGATTACCAGAAAAACACTTACAGCCTCCTACGGGGGCTGTTTTCATTGGGAGATGGATATGAAGTTTGCAGTGGTCAC